CCAGTGTTATCTATATAGGTTGTTAAATCATCGTAACCTGTGTTTAAAGAACTTCTAAAAAATAAAGAGTTAGCTCCTAAAGGAGCTGTAGCTGGTGCTATGTCAGCGGGTCCAGTAAAGAAAGGAGGTAACCACTCGTCCCATGTGTTTTTAAGTGTAGATTTGTACTCTTGAGCAACGGGAGAAACATTATCATATCTAACAAACTCAGGTGAATAAACAGGAGAAAACTTAGCTACAGACACATGATCTTCACTAGTGTAATATGTTATAGGATTTTGTATAGCTGTGTTTATATTTATCTTTCTAGGTTGATTTCTATTATCTGTAAAAAATAAAAGATCTTCTAATAAGTTAGCTTGTATTCTATGTGTCTTGGAAAAATTTAAAAAATTACCTTGAACTAATATTTCACTTATTTGGCTAATAGCGTTATACCTAACTATATAGTGTTGTGAACCATTGCTATAATGAAGATCTTCTTGTCTAATAGTTATTTGCAAATCTGGAGCAATGGCACCAAATTGAGCAGCTGGAAAAGTTAAAACATCACCAACTTGAAAACCACTATTACCAGTTGCTGGTGAACTCATAACAACACTTGAGACTACGCCAGAACCATTTACTAATACGGTAAAACTACCTAAAGCAACAGGTGTATAAGTTGCTGAAGGATAAACACCAGGTGTTCCACCTGTTATGTTTTGAGTTATATTAAGCTGAATGTTCTGTTTTATACATGAAGACGTAGCGGGTCCTAAAGCAAATCTATCTAACTCGTTAGTAGATGTGTCTGAATAATTAGTTATAAATAAAAATATATCGTCTGATCTAGAGTCTACGCAATGGCCTATTACCTCTAAACCTACACCATCAAGATTAAAATTTGTTAAATCTACATTACCAGGTATATTTTCAAGTGAACCAACATCATCACCTTCAGATGTACTAACTGATATGTTTACTCCTTCTCTATAAACACCTTTTGGTAACAATCTAGCGTCTAGGTCTTTGTCCATTTTGGACTTGACAAAAGTATTTTTAATTTCTGCCATGCTTAATGTTTAATCCATTTAGATTTGTTTCTCATTACTTGAGCAATTTCTTCTATCTTAACGTTGCTTAATCTTATTTTAGCATTTCTATACGCTGCTGATTTTTCTCTCTTATACCTATTTATTATATACTCTGGTATACCTTTTCTAGTAGACAAGACTGCGTGTATAATATACATATATATTGCTTCTTCAGCGAGTTTAGGTATTTTCATGTCAGCATCGTAAGCTAAACCATCAGATATATATTCTAATATAATAATTTTACCTACAAGATCACTAGTAAAAGAAAACTTACCTAATCTTTCATTAATCGTAAACTTACCGTTAGTCTGCGCTTCTTCTGGTTGTAACCCATATCTTTCGCCTAATAAACCTGGATAAGGAATCATGTCATTCCACTCATACTGCCAGTCAGTTGTTAACTTTTGATTAGCCCACCTATCATCTGTTATAGAGTTGTTAGCTTCTAAATTATTGCTAAAATAATCCTGCTCTGGTATACCATCGGCATCTTGAATAGGTAATTCTGTAGGATTACTTGTTACTCTAGTAGGATATATTATGTGCTTACCACCATTATCATCAACCCATGATACTTTAACGTAATTAACATAGTCTTGAGGTATTGGTACTGTCAAACTTGGTGGTATAGTTAACTCTTGTGATTTTAAAACTTTTAACAAGTCATAACTAAATTCTTGCAAACCTCTTTTGGCGTGAAATACAACATCAGTCTTGTTTACTCTTGGTATTATCTTTTCATAGCCTACATAACCAACCATAAAGTTGTTTATAACATCATCTAATGATATATATGAATAACTATTGTAATTTTGATTAATAGCGAATTGCTTTAACTCTACGTAAACCTGTGCGGCTGTATAAGTGCCCCGAAGAGTTATAATGTTATTAGCTGCATCTGATATATAAGATAAATCTTCATCTTGAGGATCACCATCTAAATATATAGTATAGTTTGAAGATGAATTTACTTGTACACCAAGTGAGTTAAAAGCACTAACAACATCTACATTAAAAGTACACTCAAACGTAGGATCAAGTGCTGCAGATAAAGCAGAAAAAGTCTGTTGACCAGAATAATATTGTGCGTTGTTTTCAGTTATTAATGACATCTTTTATTATTGTTTTTCGTTAACTTCTTCTTTTTGTATCTGATTCATTGCAGACTGTATTATAGCAGGATCTCTTATTACTAAACCAGCATATAGTAATACATTTAAAATTATTTCAGCTCTTTCTGAATTATGTAATTCAAAATCTATATAACCTTGTTGTGATCCAGAAAATAAACTAGCTTCTTGTAATTCAAGTATTAATTCACTTGGGCCACTACCACCAAACAATGAAGCATCAAATGTTATTCCATCTCCTACAGCGTAACCACTTCCAGGCGTAACAACATTTATTGAAATTACTTGACCACCTAATATTTCTATGTCAAAAGCTGCTCCACTACCACTACCGCTAGTGCTTGATTGCGATATATTTGTATAACTTCCATCAACTACAGGTGTAGTGTCTGCAGGATCAAAATTTTCATCTATATATATTAAAGCATTACCAATATTTAATGAAGTAGCATCATATATGTAATCTGAAAATAAATACTGACCCAATGCTCCTACAGTATAACCCCATCTAATGTCTTCTGGTTTTTTAACATATTGCATTTTTATATCATCAGCAGACACAATAGTACTAGGATATACTATAGCTTTATTATCTTCATATAAATATACGGGACAAGATTTAGTTGGTTTTGTTAGCTTTGACTTAGCTATGTTGTAATACTCATTTCTAGTAACTCTTTGTAATTCCACTATATCAGAGCCAGCTTCATAAGTAATAGTATTTAATCTGTACAACTCACTTGGAACAGTGAAAGGATTTGTACCTGTTATTGTTTTTTCATCAGCTGGAGAAGCTTGAATGTTTTCAGTTTTAAATTCTGCAATTTTACCATCAGTATTGTATACTCTATTAGCATAGTCAAACTCGCTTTGTTGTATTCTTACTTGTTGATTTATATCCTCAAAATACCTTTCAAATATTTCACGCTGTACTTGACTACCTATTTTGTTAAATTCATCTGGTGTCATATATCCACGTTGCTCTTTGTTAAGTATCAACAAGACGGTTCTATATACTGTATCTACACTTACTGACATATTAATATTTTAAAAAAGGGGCTGGCAATCCCAACCCCTAATGATTATAATCACTTGTTATTTTAACTTTTTCTCGATAGACTTGTAAACTTCTACACCTTCATCAGTTTTAAACCAAGCAGCTAATGCTGAATATGGATTTTCATCAAAAGGCACATTCATTAATTTTCTACCATTGCTACCCCAAGAGAAAGTTCTTTGATCTTGAGCTAGTCTTATAATTCCATTTTCACAAGCAACGATTCCAAAATTCCTTAATTGAACATTTTCATCATTTGCTAGTTCAATAAAATAACCTGGATTTTTACTAGCAAAAAGCATTAAATCTCTTTTTATTTCTTTAGAACTCATTTTTGAAACTTCAGATCCAATCTCTACTCTCATTATTGCTTCTGCTTCATCAATCTCCATTTCTCTAGCTAAATTAAGAGCATCAATACTTAAATTAAGATCTTCTAGTTCATCAGTAGCTTCTTCTACAACATCGTATTCATAATATGTTTTTCCTTTTCTAGGATGATATAATGATAATAGTTTTTGTAATGCTTGTTGGCTTTTATCCACTATTAAAACACCTCTTGAAAATACAACATGACCTAATAAAGCTTTATCATCTTGCTCATCTATAAAACAAGATTTTTGGTTTGTTGCATATCTCAACTCTCTATTGTAACCTTTTTCTTCATCAAAATAAAGTAAAGGCACGTGTTTACTAGACCTACATTGTAATGTTAACCTAAGTGGTGTTCTATTACCAGTTAACAAATAAGTTCTATCTTTTATTTCCCAGCTTTTTTCAGCAACTGGAGCTTGTTTTGTTTTCATAATAATATATAATATAATAAATAAATAACTAGAGCGCCGAAGCGCCCTAGTTTAATTGTTATGTTACGATGTAAACAATACGAAATTGTTAGCACCTTGAGTACATAAACATCTTTCAGATAAGAAATGTACTTCCATAGCATCAAGATTAGAAGTGTATGCACCACCAACAGAACCAGTGATCCAAGACTTCATTCTTCTATCTTCAGTTTCAGAAGCTCTATATCTTACATGTAAGAATGGTCTTCTAATGTTTTGACCCATAATTTGATCATAAACAGTAGATGTACCAGCAGGTATTAAAACACCTTGTACTTGAGCTTGTGTACCTGGAGTGATAGTTGTTAAATCAATAATACCTCTAGTAGAAGCGTCATTTAAGTATTTCCAGTCAGTTTTGTAGAAATCATAAGAACCTCTTCTAAAACCTGAAAAACCTAAGTTTAACGCCATGTCAGAATCATTATCGAATAAACCAAAACCTGTACCACCAAGAGAAGCAGCACCAACTTCAGCTAACATATCATCAATGTCAAGAGCTAATTGTCTGTTAACAAATAACATGTTTTCTTCAACAGCACCTTCTTTGTCTAATTGCTTAAGGATAGCATCAAAATCAGCTAATGCTCCAGGACCTTGTCCAGCAGAAGCAAAACCTTCCATGATATTACCTCTATCTTTGATAGCTGCAAATAATCCTTCAGAACCAGTAATAGCAGCTCCAATTTTAGTAGAACCAGCGTCAAATTTAACTGCTTCAACACAAGACATTTCTAAGTAATCTTCAAAACGTAATCTTGTTTCAGACTCAGCTTTTAGGTACCATAAGTATCCAGAAGTTCCATCTTCAGTAGCAACTTCAACCCAACCGATTTGAGCAGCATCAGAACCGTTAACGGTGAACTGATCTCTCAAGATCATTGGCTTGTTGTTATACTGTTGGAATTGAGGAGTAATAGTAGAAATAGTAGGCTCAGATCCCTTACCGTACTCAGATCCAAATACAAATACTGTTACAGCGTCACCATCACCTAATGGAGATGCTACAAGATCAGCATAAGCATAAGGAGCAGCTTCTATTTCATAAACTGTAGTTGAAACCTCATTGATTCTTTCTACTCTACATACTACTTCTGCAGCAGCACCTTGAACTACGATTGTGTTACCAACTTTGATAGCCATGTTACCAGCATCAGCAGCATCTAAAGTAATGTCAATAGTGTCATTACCATAAGTACCAGCAACGTCGATAGCACAGTTTTCGTAACCAACGTGTAATCTATTTTGCTCAGACCAAATAACTTGATCAGAAGACATAGGCATTTCAGCGCCTACCATTCTCAAGAAACCACCTAATGTACGGTTTCCGTATCTTTCAACTTCAGCTTCATAAAGTTCAGGTAGATATTGCTTTGCAAAGTCAGAAAAATCTGCTCCACCATTATCTGTAAACTGAATGTAATTTGAATTTAACGCAGTACCTTTCACGGGATGTGGAACCAACCCAGGCGTTTGCGAATTTAATGTTCCAGTTGCCATTTTTTAAATTTTAAGTTATTTTTTATTTATTTTTAATTTTAACTTAGAACTATCAACTCCAGCAATTGCTTTAACTTTTAATCCGTTTATAAACACATCACCTGTAGACGTAGTCCTAGGAGAGTTATCTATATTTTTAGATTTAGCCATCATATCTTTAATAGCATCGGCTTTACCTTGCTCATAAAAATGATTAGCCATAGCATCAGCATTTTCTGCAGTATAAATAGCTTTATGGTATTCGTTATAGTTTTTCAAATCACCGTTTTTGTCAAAGAACTTCTCTACAAAATTATTTAAATTTGATTGGCTATTAGCGACACTTTCTCTATTGTTTACATTATATCTAAAACGTTTTTCTCCAACATTAAATTCGAAACCTTCGAAATCATTGTTGAAAAACTTTTCAGTATTTTTAGTAAACTTACTGTGTCTTTCATTTGCTATTTTTTGCTCTTCGTTATATCTATTGAAAAAATCCATAGCTTTCTTCATTTCAGGATTGTCACCAGATGATTTCAACTTGATCTCATCGTAGTATTTACCCTTCATATCTTCAAGAAAGTTTTTGGCTTTTACAATTTCTTCTTTGTATGCTAATTTCTTTTTCTTTATATCTCTGTCTTGATCATAATTTTCATCATATGAAAATTTATCTTCTAATATAAAGTCTATTTCTTCAGCATCTAAATGCGGTTTTGTTTCAGTATAATACATTTTTAATAATTCTCCAGGGTCAACTTTTGAATAATCTGCATTTAACCTAACATAATCTTCTATTGTACCACCTGTGTCTTGCATAAAATTAACAAGCTTGTCTATATTATCAGGTAGTTTAGGAGTGTCAACTAAAGGTTCTATAGTTTTATCTTCTTCTTTATTTAATTCTACTATAGGCGATTCTACTTCTTCTTTCTTACTTTCTTCGGCAACGACTTCTTCTTTGTGTGGCTCTCCCACTTCTTGCAATCCCACTTTGGTTTCTTCCCTTGTTTCTTCGCTTTGCTCGCTAGACTGTAACACAACTTTCTCTGTTTCTGGCTCTTGAACGGCATCTTCTTTAGTTTTACTTAAGTCAACTTTTACAGTTTCCTCTGTTTTATTTAATTTTTTAGGTCTTCCAGGTTTTTTCTTAACCTTAAAAGATCCCTCAGTTTTCACTTGTTCTGACATAATATAATATAATAATTAATAATTTACTAAAGCATACCTTCTAACCCAACAGGCATACCACCAGCAGGTGGTTGAGGTTGTTCTTGACCTTGAGGTTGTTTTGTTTCAAAGTCGGTAGGCTCAGTATCATTTTTTCTTTGGTTTATCAACTCACTTTGTTGAGTAGCCTGTATTTTAGTTCTTTGATCTTTTCTATCTTCTTTTACAGCTTCATTTTCGCTTTTACTTTGAGCGTTTATTCGAGCTAATTGCATATTGTAACCAAACTCTTGCTCTAATAATTGTCTCTTTATTTGAGCTTCCATTTCCATTCTTTGTTGCTCAAATTGAGATTTAGCTTGTTCAATTTGTATTTTTTGTTCAGTTAAAACTTGCTGCTTTTGAGTTTCAGCCAACGCTTCTTGTTCTCTAGCTTGAGCTTGAGACTGAGCTTGAGCTTGAATATTTTGTTGTTGAGCTTGTTGTTCTTGTTTTTGTTTCTTTTCTCTAAACTTTTTTAACATTCTATTAGCAAGCTTCAAGTTCTTTATCTCTCTAATTTCAATAGCATTTTCAAGATAAATTTGACCGCTTTGTAAAGCCACTTGAATGTTTTGCTCAAGTAATTGTTTTTCTTCTTCATCTGGTTCTAATTGTAAAAATATTCCAAAATCGTGTAAGTTAACAGATTTTAATTCTTCAAGTGTCTTAACGTTATAAGTAGATAAACCGTTTACTAACGCTGAATAAGTTGTTGGAAACTGTAATGAATCAGCTATTCTTAATGATATATTTTCACACGTTCTGAGTGTCAAATATAATCCAGCTTGTAACACATGTCTTGTTGCTGTGTTACTATTGGCTGCTGCTAACTTTTGTAAACCAACTAAAGCATACTTATCAGGTGAACTACCATCTCTAGCTTCGTTAAGTCCGGTCACATCTCTTATCATTTGTAAATAGTATTGATAAGTAGATATTAAAGACTGTATTTTACTCATACCGTTAGATGTAGCAAGCTCTTGTATTGGAACTTTACCTGGGTTACCCATACCATCTTGTGTAAATGAACGCCCTACAATACTACCAGTTTGAAAATACATGTTCAATGCTTCTGCTGGATTATAACTTGTTCCATTACCAAGATCTACTTCATTCAAGCCATCCATATCTACATATACACCATCAGGTACTATACGTGACATTACTTGTTGAAGCTTTAAATGTGTTAATTGAATCATATCAGCAAATGTAGTTATTCTATTTACTAATGAATCAATACGACCTTTATATATTCTAGGAGCGCATATGGTATAATTCATATTAACTTTACAAATATCAGACTCAGGTCTTGTTATATTAGTTGCTTCACCCCAATGTAACATTTTTTCAAAACCTAATATTTTAGCACCACTGTATAAAACCTCAATAGATCTATACGCTTTTTTCCAATCATCTCCTTCTGGAGCTTCTACAAAAGTATCTTGTTTTTCTAATGCTTTTTCTAAACCGTTAGCTGTTTGTTTTATTTTAAAAACTTGATTGGTATAAGTCTTATATTCAAAGAAAAGTACTTGAACAGTTTGATCATCATATCTACCATTCCAGTTTCTAGTGTAATTTTGATTCCCTGGATACTTTTGTATTTCTTCCATATCACTAGGTGTAAGGTATGGAAATTGTTTTTTAAGTTCAGGTATACTAATAGATTTTACTTCACCAACGTAATATATATCTTCAAAATTAGGATCTTCAGTATATGAATATACTAAACAAGATGGATCTACATATTCTACTTTAATTCCTTCAGATCTATTCCATATTGTTTTTAATGCACCTATACCTAATACGCAAAGATCATAATTAACTCTTCTTCTTATAAGATCATATTTGTTTTTGTCTAACACGTAATTTATAGCTTCTTCCTCTGCAACTTCTATAGATTGTTTATAATCTAATTGCATATGAACATCTAAATCATCTAAACTTTTAGGTACTTTGTCACCTTTAGGACCTTCACTTAAATCTTGACCTGTTAATTGTTTTACTTCTTGTAAGTATTGCTGAGTAACAATATCATTCATTATTGACTCAGCGTATTTAGTTCTTTTTTGAGTGGACTCAGGATCTTGAGCGTAAGCATTTATGTCGTAAGTTCTTTGTGACATACCATTAACTAATATATCTACAAACTTAGGTATTACAGGTACTGGTTTCCAATCTAGATTTAAATATGATAAATCACCATTAATAGATAATTCATCTTTGTATTTTTGTATTGATTGTTCTCCTCTAGCGTATAATCTTAATCTATGAAAATGATTGTAGTTAGTATTAAATCTATCATACCAACCTCTGTCATTTCTAAACCATTCATATTCTATAGCTTGACCGACTCTTAAACCGTATTCATATGTAGCTTTCTCCGCGTCAGGTACTACCTGATCTGGAAAAGAACTGTAATAATTTGCGTTAGCTATCATTTATATTATTTTTGAAATATAACCTGTGTTATCATATCTTTTAATTCCTAAGTCCATTGATTTTAATTTTCTATCAGCAACTGGTTTATACATATTTCTATTACAAGCCATAATGGCTAAACCAGAACTAATCGAAGCATCATGCTTAGTTCTGTTATTTATATTAAACTGTGCCCAATCTTCTAATGTTTTTTGAAAGTACATATCACCGTATCCAGCTTCTGATTCACCCACATATTGTTCTATGTAACTTTCAATAGCAGCAGCGTGCGCTTGCTTAATGTCTTCACTCGTGTTTGGTATACCACCTATTTCTTTTTCTGTAGGTGAAAGTTTATTCCACACTTTATCAGGACGATTCATAGAGTAACCTCTATAACCTCTTCTTTTAAAATAGTAAAGTAATCTTGGTTTGTTATTTTCAGCAAGTATAGGCATACCGTAAAAAATACAAGCCATTAAAACATCTTCAAAAAATATCTCAGCTGTTTGAGGTCTAGCTATATATTCTAAAAAGAAGTGATTAGGTGGTACATCTTCCATACTAAATTTAGTTAACCCGTGTAATGACCCGTTAGATCCTTTACCATCTACAGTCCCTGATATATCATAAGAGTCACAACCAAAAGCACCTATGTGTTCATTAGCAGGTACTTTCATGTTATTTTTTATAATCACTCGATTTTGCAAATGTTTAGGTGGTACCCATGATATCAAAAACCTTCCATCTTTGTTCGGTGTAAAAATAACTCTTGTATCTTTAATACCTCTTGACCAAGAAAAACTACCTCTTGTTACAGCTCTTTGGTTATCTAACTCCTCGTTATAATCTATTTGCTGATATATTTTAGTTAAGTTAAATAAACTGTTTTTAGTTTCGTCTCTAAAAGCATGTTGCTCAGTACGTGGAAACTGCCTATAATATTCATTTAAACCATCAGCATCGTGCTTTAAACCATCTACTTCGTTTTCCCAGTGCTCGATGACTCCGATGTCAACTGGCGTATTGTCGATAGCGAGGATTGGATCTTTTGGCGTTGTGAATATAGGAAGTCCATAAGAATCCATGAATCCTTCGTAGTTCCACTCCATAGGTATGAATAAAGAGTAGAGTCCAGAAGCTGTTTGTCCGTTTCTATTTCTTTTCGTAACGTCTGAATCGTAGTAGAGTTTTTTGAAGTTGTCGCCACCTTTGTCTAATGCATTTGATGTTGAGCCCATCATACATTTACCTACAACCCTTGATCCTAGTCTTAATGTAGTTTTTGTAACTCTCCAGTTGTTTAATATGTTATCAGGTCTTTCCCATTTACCACTCTCATCGTGTGCTAATAACTTTAGCTTTTCACCATCGTAAGAGTTGTCGCCTGTATTTTTCCAATCAATAGTTGTATCTAGACCTTGTAAATCTAAAGCTTTAATATTTTCTTCCAGTTTTCTTCTAGTAAGTTTTGATGCCGGAACACGATATGCCAACTCAGTCTTTGGCCTGTCCATACCATCTTGGATCGGCTTGAAGAAAAACGGATAGTTAACGGATATTGGTACGACTTTATCTGTAAACATTTTTTTAGCATCTGCTCCTGACTTGGATAATATACCAAATCTTGAATCACTTGAGATTGTTGCCAAGTTAACAAGTTCTGCTGATGCCATAAAGGAGAAACCAGACCGTCTGTTTTTGAGGTAGCACATTCCATAACATCTGTTATCTGCTTTGCATGCTTCCCAGAATATAAAAAATAATCTATTTGCTTCTCTATATTCAGGGGCTCCAACATCGATTTTTGACCACTGCAGGTACATGTAATGAGTACCAGTAATATATACAGTATTGCCATTGTTGTAGAAATGAAAACCTTCTTCTCTTCGCTTAAATTCTTCATCTATGTAATCGTACCATTTCTCTTTAAATTCAACTGGATATTCTTCCCAATCAAATCTACTTTTTATTCTTTGTAATTCTTTTGGGTATTCAAATCTTTCCCAATATTGTTTCTTTTTATCTTCGCTTCGTTTATACGGTTCATTTGCTTTTGGTAAAGCAATGCGTAAGTTTTGTATTTCAATGACTGATCCAATAGTACCATTTTTACTTATACAAACAAAATCATACTCAGCGTTATAACCATACTCCCATTTTTTATATCTATTTTGTTTTTTAAGATATTTAGGATTTATAACATCTGGTAGCTCTTTCCAAAGTGTTTGCTCGTAACTCACTTACTCCTCCCTTCAGCAAAACCTTTAAAACTTCTTTCTTCTTTTTTAGTTTCTTTAGTTTCGCCATTCAATATAGCTTCCTCTTCTTCAATACGTTGCAGTATTTCAAAAGCATCCATTATACAAAGCTTTTTAGTTGCTGCTGCATTTTTTAAACGATCAGCTGATACGTCATCCTCTGTGTGAGTAATAATTTTTTCCTCAGCTACTTTGATTAGTTCATCAACTGCTTTTCGCCCAGCTTGGATTATATTCTTCCTCGTTTCCTTCGTGTTCATGAGTTATAGCTATATCTTTTGATTTCATACAATAAAGTCTTTCACCTTCTATAATAAACTCAAACTCTGAGTTAGGGGTGAAAACTACAAGGTCTCCAGGTTTCAATCCTACGCGTTCTAAGGAACTATTAGAATACTTTAATATACCAAAGTGTTCTTTTTCTTTAGATGCTTTTAAAATGTCTATTTCTTTTATTGGTTTTACAAAACAATAGTTTAAATGGCACTT